GGTGCGTTAGAACACGCTATGAATGTACACAATACTGTTTACCAACAGTACGGTGCAGATCATCCAGATGTTAAAGCTGGAAAAGTTAAGGCAACAGATTTTGTGTTTCCAGGTATGGCTGGCTACGGTATGCCAGAAAATCCAAATACAATGGTTTGGTCATCTCGTTCTGCGGCAGAAGCTGCCCGTATTAAATCAGAGATTAAGTCTCGTGAACAAAACGCACCTGTTGGTGAAGGCGCTACAGACAACGATGGTGGAGATAACAACACCCCTCCTCCACCTCCATCAGCTGGAGGTGCAGCAAAAGTTTCTAAGAAAAAGAACAATAGTTCACCAAATACAACTAACGTTGAAGCTCCTAAAGTAAGTCAACCTTCCGTAACTCCACCATGGCACCGAGGATAGTAAATGGCTAAAGATAAAAACCGTAAAAAAGGTATTGTAGATCCTCGTAAGGCAGAGCGTGCTGCAGCTCGTGCTGCTGGTAAAGCTGAAAAAGCAAAAGCTGATACAGAATTACAAGGTAAGGTAGATAGAGCAAACACTATTGCTGCATCTATTCGAGAGAACAGACCAGAAGGCACTGCTCCTGCAGCTCCTTCTGTTACTCCTCCTACTGAACTTCCTCAGTTAGATGAGGATGTAAAGCTTGGTTATGCGGGTCGACCAATTCCTCGTGGAGAGCGTCCTCTTGCAAAACTAGATGCTGCAGATGTTGCTGACGATGCATTACAGGCCGCAGCTGTACGTGAAGATGAAGCACGTCAAGCAAAAATAGATTCAGGTGAAACTGTTGCGCCTCGTACACCACTTGATGTAGTTCGTGGCATTCAAGAACGCCGTGCTTCTGCAGAACAAGAGCGTGTTGCAGGTATGTCACGTGTAGACCTACCAAGTGCTGTTGGAGAAGGTTTTGACGAAGTAACTGATGCAGAAGCAGCTCGTAGAGCTAGCGGACGTACAGCACGTCGTGGAACAGGAATTGTTGATTTTAGAGATATTGCTAGCGGTGGTCGTGAAAGTGCTGGTCTTTCTGGACCACAACAAGAGCGTGCACAAAGCCGTTTAGAAGGAAGAGTAGAGAAGGCTTTAGCTTTTGAAGCTACAGGAGGAGATGCTTCTACACAAGGTTTCCGTCCTTATACCGATCCTCCAGAAATTTTAGCTACAGCTCGTCGTCTTAAGACAGCAGAGCTTATGGATAAAGGTCAAGAAGTAACACCGGAAATAGTAGAGTCAGGTTTGCAACTAGGACCTCACCAGCGTATGGCTCGCATCATTCACCACACAGGTATTACTGCTGAACAATTACGTGGTTATCTTGGTGGACGTGAATCAATTGCAGAAGATAAGCTAAACGAACTTCACGAAACAGTTATGAACAATGTACGTTCCCGTCGCAAGAACGACGTACTACCTCGTATGGGTCTTGTTAGGGGAGAAGACGGAAGCATTACTGCTACTGAACAAGCTCAAAATGAAGTTTGGCAGCATCCAACAGAAAAAGATGCCAATGGTTTACCTAAAACCTACAAAGTTTCTGATATGCACCCAGACATGGTTAAGCAACTTAACCATCCTTGGGGCGGAGTTCAAAGTGAAAATGAATTTGAAGGTACCGCTGTTATGCGTGAGACACCTGCAATTTCAGATACAGCTAAGAAAAACCCAGCCGCACGTTATGCTATAGCAAATGCAAAAAGCGCTGGAGATTACTTGCCAGTCTCTATTAGATTTGGTCACAGCAAGAATGCTGCTGGTTCGTGGTCTTTCACACCACCTCCATCAGGTTTTAGCGAAGGTAATCTTTCTGATCCTGAAGGTTTCACCTCTAACGTAACTCACATTACTAATGCTATTCGTGAGGGTAAATCACGTCCAGGTACACGCAAATCTCACTCAGAGATTGCCAATAACTTATTGGCAGAGTTGGATCCAGCAAAGCAAAGAATGGTTGGAAGACAACAAGTTACTGTTCCTATGCCTGGATTTACGCAAACAGGTGGTGCTCCAGCAACTACAGCTTACAAACCACAAATTATGGATATCCCACCTGCGGGTGACGACAGTATCGTAACTTATGACGATCTTCCACACGTTAAGGATTCCAACGGTAAGCTTGTTCCTCTAGCGCCACGTTCAGGTAGAGCAGGTACTGGTCGAAGCGTTCACGTTGTTCAAGGCACTATGGGTCTAGGTCAACAGTTTACTTCTCCTGCTGAAGAGTCAGCTAAGGTTCTTGGTGGTTTTGAAGTAACACCGGCAACCGAGAAGACTCGTACACGCAAGAAGAAAGACGGAACTGAGAAGGTAACTGTTACCCAGGTTCCTGGCGTTGCATCCAATGTTGCTGAAGGACAAATGGTTGAAGGCAACAGAAGTTCTCAATCTCGCCGCCTAATCCGTGGTAACAGAGCTGTTGGAAAGCAATTTATGGGTGTTGAAGGTGTCGAACCAAGATATCGCGGTAAGCAGTCAATTATTCCTGGTTTTGAGAACTACGGTAACGTAGAGCGTGAACGAGGTATCCCTGCAGTTATTAACACTAAGTATGCTGAAGGACCTCTGCCTGCAGGAGTTGATACACGATCTGAAGCTGGATTAGTAGAGCGTAAAACTATTCTAAATGCAGAACCTGCAAGAACTATAAATAGCCCACTATCTGATTCACGTATGTTGCGTCAACGTGCTGAGGCAGAATCAGGACGTGGAGTTATTGGTGCAGTAGAACAGCCAGCTCCAGCTAAGAAGTCTGATTACACTCAGGATGAGCTTGATTTCAATCCTACAGCTCCAGGAGTTGTAAGAACACGTCAGTTCATGCTTGGAACTGTTCGTCCACTTACTGATGCTGAACAGTCTGTTGAAAACGTAGGTGCAAATACCATTCGTGGTATGAACCCACCTGCTAGAAACTTTGATGTTGGGTCACCAGCAGCTACCGCTGCTCCGGCAACTACTGCTCCTGCTATATCTTCAGGTGAAATTGAACTTAGCAAGCGTGGTGGTGGACGACGTAAACTTCAAAAGGGCGAAAAAGTTGTAGGTACAAGTGTTCGAGTTGGTTCTACTAAGGGTGGAGCTAAATCAAGTAGGACACGTCCACTAAAGCGCCCACCAAACTCTGCAGCCTTAGCGGAGTAACAGATGGGACGCAAGGCTAGTTTTAACCAGAAGCCTAAAAGTGCTCCGGCTCATAAGTCTCTTCGCCTATATGCAAGAGAAGCAGCCGAGTACTTAACAGGCTTACCTTACTTGCCTAAGGTAGACAAGAACGTGCCTCTACGGACCCCTGGAAGGGGCGTAAGCGGGGAGTCTAGCAACTAATGGGACGTCCACGTAAACGCAAGCCACAACCCCCTAGACAGCAGCCTACAGACCATGATGTGCTGCGCTTTACCAAAGAAGGTGAAGGACCTGGGGGTAAAAACATATTTGGATTTCATTGCCGTGACTGCGACCATTACGAGACTATAATTGGCGGCATACAGCAAAAAAATGCTATCGACTACAAAGCGTTAACACACGAGTGCGGAGTTGAGCGAGATTCTTGGAAAGATCGAAAGGACCTTAACTAATGGCTAAAACCATAAAGGCCGCAGGTCAAAAGCACACAATTAAGAAAAACAATAAGGGAGACATTATTGTCGACCATGCCGGTAAAAAAGGTAAGTATGACAAGATTAACCTTACTAAAAAAGCTGGATCTAAAACTATTGCACAAGGCGTAAAAGCAACTAGAGATTGGCATAAGAAAAATGGCTAAAACAGCAGCATGGCAACGTAAAGAAGGTAAGAACCCTGAAGGCGGACTTAACGCTAAAGGTCGTGCTTCGTACAAGCGTGAGACAGGTGGAACATTAAAGCCGCCAGTATCAGCATCACAAGCTAAGAAGTCACCAAAAGACGCAGCACGTCGTAAATCTTTCTGTGCTCGCATGAGCGGTATGCCAGGTCCTATGAAGGACAAGAACGGTAAGCCAACTCGTAAGGCACTAGCTCTACGAAAGTGGGATTGCTAATGGCTACTAACCCATGCTGGAAAGGCTACGTCCAAGTAGGTATGAAGACTAAGGACGGTAAGAAGGTCCCCAACTGTGTTCCTGAAGGTTCAGGTAAGGACAAGGTAGCAAAGCCAACTAAGAAAGCTAAGAAGTAATGGCGACTAAGAAGAAAGAAGTAGCTGGCGGTAAAGAGTACAAAGGCTCAGCTCAAAACGGTGGTCGTAAGATCATTGTTGAGCACTACAAAGATAAGTCCGGTAAGTGGCACACTACCTCTAAAAACGCTGCCCGAGCTAAGTATGAGAAGAAGCACGGCAAGCTATCTAAAGGTACAGACGTAGACCACAAGAATAATAACCACGATGATGATCGTTCTAGCAATTTACGCCCTTTAAAGCATGGTAAGAATACAGCTAAAGAAAACAAGCGCAGAGCAGGTAAGAAGTAATGGCGATTGAATTTTTTGATCGACGTGGTAATGAAACCGATCCTAATGGAAATGAGATCGTCCGCGGCTTGTCTAGCGCCCCAGGAAACAGGGCTAGTGGGTACTCAGTCGTGTATAAGAAAAAACCTCAAGCTGCGGCAGCTCCTGCATCTCCGCCGGCTTCTCCTCCACGTCCACCAAAAGATCCAGGTAATAAAAAAGAACCTGTTAAGTCTGATAAAAAAAGACCACCAGAAGAAGGTGGTCTAGTAAGGATTCGTAAGTAACCTTGGATGACAAAGAACGCATTAAGCGATGGACCTGTGAGTTCTGCGGGAAAATCTATGTCGTTCCTGGATTAGCCCGTGATTGTGAACTAAAACATTTAGAAGAATAAAAAAGGCCCGGTTTCCCGGGCCTTTCTTATTTTGCTGGAAAGTCATCCAACCATTTGGTAACACTCGGTTCTTCTGGAGAACCATCGTAAGCGTCAGGACCTAATCCCCAAGAACCCCAATTTGTCCCACGAGCCGTCATATAGAAGGCTGCCTGAGCATTGGTTACTGGATCAAATAGATCACTATCCTTTTCGATATTAAATTTTCCCCTGCGAACTTCTCCAAGACCACCAATCATGTTGATCTGGAATAGCCCGTAAGAGTTATCCCCAGTTGCTGGAGTATTATTCCGGGATGTTGGGTTACCCCTGGATTCCCGCATAACTACGGCCCAAGCTGTTTTTAAGGATTTACCCTCAAAGCCAACTAGTGACAGTAAGTCAACAAGTTCCGTATCAGTGAGCTCGGTGGCTCCGCGGTACTTGTCTAACGGATTTACTACTTGAACCGTTACTGTCGACCCATCTACTACAGGTGTGTCTGCAGCTAGAGCTTTTGGTATTCCGATAAGTAGTAGTCCGTATAGGACTAACATTGCTACATGCGATCTTTCATAACTTTGCACTCGGTCTCCTAGGCTAGAGGGCCAGTCCTAACTTCGTATAGCTGTCACCTATACTAAGCAACTTGGCCTCTTTCTGCCAAATTCGGTCTGCAACCCTTTTGTTACGGAGGTGCTGATGGCCAGATTGCTCTGGCCATGGCAATACCATACCAGTAAATACAGGGTGTCAACCACCTGCAAACCGATATAATATATCTTTATTAAATTGTTACAGAAATCGGACTATGATTAATGAGAATTGAGCGTATCGCAACAAAACAGGGTCATCCTGTACCTGATGCAGCAACTTATGCTAAAGGCCCATTCCCACCAGAATTGTTTCAGCGTCCAGAAGTTATTGTAGACTATGAGCCAGATAACGGCGGTGGAGAGACTGCAATAGGTGGAACAGCGCAAAATAACTTTGCACCTATGAAATATTTTAAATGCCGTGTCTGTTTAGAAATCATAAGCGAACGAGAAGTTCCAGAACACGTGTGTGAGGTAGATGACGATGGCGAATCCTCGTGATATAGGTCACTTCTACTGGCATCCAATGGTTTATCCAATAAAGCCGCCAGTGTTGTGGGAACGTGCAGAGACACAAGAAATTTCAGAACCCTTTCGTTTTGGTGTAGGGTTAGCAATACGATTACCGTTTACTAGACTAGCTTTGGTAATAGGTAAGTGGGGCGAAAGTTTAAATGAAAGCCAAGCCCTAACAAACGCAATTCGCGGCAGAGCTATGAGCACTGAGGAGGTCGATTGGGATTATGTTCGGTTTGGGCAAGAAGCAGAAGCAGGAGCGACAGAAAACTAGAGTTGAGAAGCGAGTAGAGTCGCTTCCAACATCAGAGCTAGTTCAATGGGTAGAGCAAGCGCTATACCCTATTGGCCGCAATTTAGCTGCATGGCAGAAGTCAGAAGACCTTTCCTACTTAGAAGAGGCTAGATTAAACGCTGAAGTCGTTTACACTATCGTAGAGACAATCAATAGAAGGCAGTCTAATGCAAGACTTTGAAGACGATCAGTTTGAGGAACTCGATATCCCGGATCTTGAGGACCTAGACGATGACCTGCCTGAAGAAGAGGTTGAAGAACTAGACGAACTCTCCAAGGAGTTTGTAAAAGCATTGATAGAAAAGATCATGCAGTTCATGGAAATGCTGGTAGGACACAAACTCCACCCCTACCAAGAACCGTTAGCTCGTCGAGTTATTGAGTCTGTGATCATAAACGATGGTGAAGAAGTAACCGCTCTTGCTGCACGTCAGTCTGGTAAATCAGAAACGATTGCAAATACTGTGGCTACCTTGATGGTTATCCTTCCGCGTCTTGCTCGCATGTACCCAGATCTTTTAGGTAAGTTCGGTGATGGTATTTGGGTGGGTATGTTTGCACCTATCCAGTCCCAGGTAGAAACCCTTTATGGCCGTACAGTTTCACGCCTAACTAGTGAACGAGCTATTGAAGTTCTTGGTGATCCTGAGATCGACGATATTGCAACAAAGATGCCTGGAATTGTAAAGAACATCAAGCTTAAGAACTCTGGATCTACGCTTATGATGATGACAGCTAACCCAAGAGCTAAGATCGAATCTAAGTCTTTCCACCTAATTATTATTGACGAGTGTCAAGAAGCCGATGACTTCGTAGTCTCAAAGTCTATTGCTCCGATGGGTGCGTACTACAACGCTACAATTGTTAAGACAGGTACTCCAACTACAAGTAAGAACAACTTCTACAAGGCCATTCAATTGAACAAGCGTCGTCAAACAGGGCGCTCTGCTAAACAGAACCATTTCCAATGGGACTGGAAAGACGTGGCTAAGTTCAACAATAACTACGAGAAGTTCATTAAGAAAGAGATGCTTCGTATCGGTGAGGACTCTGATGAGTTCCAGCTTTCTTACAACTGTAAGTGGTTGCTGGAAAGAGGTATGTTTGTAACCTCTACAGTTATGGAGCAACTAGGGGACACCTCACAGGAGCTAGTAAAGACTTGGCACCGTTCTCCAGTCGTGGTCGGCATTGACCCTGCACGTAAGATGGACTCCACAGTTGTAACTGTCGTGTGGGTTGACTGGGATAGACCAGACGAGTTTGGCTACTACGACCATAGAGTTTTGAACTGGTTAGAAATCCAGGGCGATGACTGGGAAGAGCAGTACTTTCAGATCGTTAACTTCCTAGAGAACTACGATGTCTTGGCTATTGGGGTAGACGCTAACGGTGTGGGAGATGCTGTAGCCGGTCGTATGAAGATTCTCATGCCTAGAGCTGAGGTTATCCCTATTTCATCAAGCCCGTCTGAGCAGTCACGTCGATGGAAGCACTTGCAGGCTTTGATTCAACGTCAAATGGTTTCCTGGCCAGCACATGCAAAAACCAGAAGATTACGTATCTGGAAGAAGTTTTTCCAACAAATGACTGACGCAGAGGTCAAATACAAGGGCCCTAACTTTACGGTAGAGGCTCCAGACGAAGCCCACGCCCATGACGACTTTGTGGACTCTTTAGCCCTGGCATGCTCTCTAACACAGGATATGGTTATGCCATCGGTAGAGGTTAGCTCTTCCCCATTTTTTTAAAGTTTAGATACCTAAACGTTTGAAATAGGTCGATACTTTTACCTGAGGACCCTCAAACTCAATCCCTATAGGAGAAAATAATGGCAGTAAGCAACATCGCCCCAACTCCTCAGTTCCCTGAGAAGGTTGGCGCAACCTATGAGCGCAAAATGTCTCCTGCAACACCAGGCCTCCGTGGCCCACTTCGTTTTGAAGAAGGCGTTGCAACAGACACCGATGTACCAAATGACTTTCAGGTAGGACTTGACTCAGGCTATGACACACCA